ATCGTACTCGTCACCGCCGTTGTCTCCGACCATGCACCAGCCGTTGACATAGCCGTTTTCATCAAAAGTTACTTTCATAAGCCCTCCTCAGTTAACGCCGTAAACGGCGACTATCTGTCCGGAACTGTTCCGGCCCTTGTACACCAGATAGCAAGTGCTCCCGGAGTAGTACAGGTTGAAGGAATAGTAGTAGGATTCATCTGTAATCTGATACGCTACGGCGCTTGTCGTCAGGGCGGCTTTCGGAACCACGATCGGTGTTCTGGAGCCAGACGACGCAGGCTGCCCGATGATGATGTACCAGTTGTAACTGCCGTAGTTGAATGAACAGCTTCCTGTCGTCACAGTGCCGCTGTAGAGCAGCGTAACGCCAAGGCCGAGATTCGCTCTCGCGCCAGCCGCCGTCGTTGCTCCCGTTCCCCCATACGCAAGTGCCAGAGCGTTGGTCAGGGAGATGCTGTCCCACGAATTCCGGTCATAAGCCGCTTTGACCGCGGATGCTGTTGCCGCCAGCGCCGTGCTGGTAGACGAGGTGCTGCTCGTCAACCGGGTCAAGCCATAATAGGCGGTAGTGGCTGTGTTAAGTGTAAAGGCTACAAAATACGTGCCATCGTAAATAAAGAGCACCGTCTGCAGCGGCTTCCAGGCGTATGTCACGGGAAGATAGTTGTTGTAAGTGACGATGTACTTCAGACCGGTTCCGTTGACGTTCATTTTGACCTGCTGCACCGTGTTGTGGTTGGTGAACTTAATTGCCACCACCGCACCGGTCTTGAGTTCAAAGTTTCCTGGGACAGTAGCAATCTTATCCCCGTCATCAGCTGCCGTGTCACAGGTTCCCAATGCAATGCCGCCCGATGCCAGAGACTGGATGTACTCTGCCAGAAGCATGCCATAGACCTTCACGTCCCAATCCTCAGAAACCTCAAAGCAGTTATCGGTCTCAGAGACTTTGCCCACGGCCAACCCTGTGCCTCCGGCTTTGAAGTCCATGAGTACGGAGGCGGTGGACAGGCTGTCCACGACCGTGACCGTGCCGAAAGCGTCCGTCAGGGTGAATCGGATATCGTAGGAGTAGTCGACACTCAGGTTGCCGCCACCGAAGATGAACTGCGTCCCACTGGTAAAGGTAACGCCTGCATTTGTGTATGACGATTCGGAGGATTTCTTATATGCCACAGCGGTCGTGATCGTGTTCTTCCCGCTGCAGGACCAGTAAGAAAAGCCGATCGTGCTCTTGGCGTAGGTACCATTGGAAGACGATGCCCCAGCGCTCGTACACCGCTGGGTGGAATAGCTGTTGAAGCGCGGAGCGGCATAGGCCACTACATTGATCGTAACGGTTGCTTCATCTGACCAGCGCCCACGGCTGTCGCAGACCTTCCCGGTGAATGTGATGGAGCCGGACGTGTTGAGGAAACCGGTCGTCACGGAGGACTGTGTATAGGAAAGCCCGCCGCCGGTGATGCTGTAGGAACTGATCGTCGAGCCTCCGGCCCCAGCAGCGCCGGTGATCGCCAGCGTCACCTTGCTCTTTGTCTGCACATAGATGCCCCAGCTTGAAGGCACGGTTCCATCCACCCGGGTCGCTGTAATGCCGGTAATCGTGGGCTTGATGCTTGCCGGAACCGACAGCGTGACAGTCGTCGTACTGGTGCCAACCAGCGTGTTCCCGTTGTAGGTATAGCAGGTCAGCGTACAAGTGCCGCTGGTGCTGTTGGGGATCTGCGATGCCAGGGATGTGGACGGTGTCCATGATACAGAAGTGGATGTCGTCTTTGTAGCAATCGTCCCGGACGCATTGCCGAAGGCGTAGGTCAAAGTATGCGTAAAGGATGAGGATGCCCGGGTGATGCTGATCGTCCCTGCGCTGCCCATCGTGGTGGCAGGCATGGAGATGCTCGACGTACGCGGGATCGTGTGCAGCGTAACGTTCTGGCTACCGCTGACACTCCAACCACTACCGCCTTTTCCATCATAGGTAAAGCACTGGAAATTGGCTGCGATGCTGACCGACTTGGTGCCGTCCGCGTTGCCGGAGATGGTCCCACTCGACCATGGCGCGGCGGGATAGCTGGAGCCGCTTGCTGGGATGATGTTGTAGCCGGTGCCTTGCGAACCTATGGTGCAGTTGTGTGTACCGATCTGGGAGTTGAACGTCACCACGGTCGAGCCGTTGATGGAGAGAGTCCCGTTGGGATAATAGGTAAAGCCGTACCAGTTATATGAGACAAGCTGGGCGGCCGTAATGCTCACAACATGCGTGTTGGCCGATTCGTTATAGGTTTCCGACCAGTATATGATGACCGCAAAGTTCTGCGATCCCGTCAGCGTAAAGCTGCCGCTATTGCCCTGTGCCATAGGGAACCCTCCTTATGCCGTGGGATCACGCCACTGAATCGACAGATTGCCGGTCTCGCGGGGAATAAAATCAAACCAGCCCCTTGCCGCCGTACCGAGGGAGAGACGGTTCCGTATCTCCGCATTGGTAATGACGAGGGACTGGTTTGTGATGTATGCAATGGTCTGGCCGTTTTCCAAAAAAGACAGTCCTTCATTGGAGAACTCGGCCGTGAAGGCGTTTCCGACTTTGCCCAGCTCGATCAGAGCACCCCGGAAGCGGATGTACTCCTCGATCAGAGAGTAATTGCCGGAGACGTTGTTCGTGATCTCATTGGTCAGAGTCGTGAAATCCATACGGATCTCCGATGCTGCCTGCGTGATGGCCGTCTGGAAGTCCTGCTGGATAGTGGTCAGATCGTCCTTGCTGAGATAGTTCTCGCGGACAGTGCTCTGTATCTGCTCGGAGGTCCGGGTGATCTCGGCATAACACTCCCGGACCTCCACGCGAAGGGAGTCCACTTCCTCCAGCTCGACCATGCTCTGAAAGGTGTTCTGGCAAACTGTAAGAAGCATATCGGCACCCCCTTAATTCGATACATCGCACTGTAGCGTGAGGATGCTGTCGATCTCAGCGGCGGAGAGGTAGATAACCTTCCCGGTCTTGTTGAAGGTGACCGGATTGCCATCCTTGTCCTGCGCGTACCAAGTGTAGGTCATTCCCTGTGTCTCCGTAGCTGCAGCCCACGCAGAGCCGCTGTACTTCATGAGCGTCACGGTGTGACCTGTATGATCCACCTGATACCAGAAGTCACCTGCGGCAGGGCTGGCCGGAGCCGTTTCGGAGATGTTGCCCAGCAGCGGATCAACCTCATGCTGATTCGTGCGGACGATGACGTAGGGCACCAGCCCGCCGAGGTTGTTCTTCACAGTGAAGCCACCGATGGAAAGCATCTCGGAGACATACGGATCGGACTTGTCCTCGACTGTGATCACATCCACGTAGTTCTCACCGTCATAAGTCATGGTGCAGCGGTAGGACTGGATGTTCACGATGTCTGAGCCATTAACCGTCAGTGTCGAGCCGGTCGCGCCGGAGATGTTGACCCAGGAGCCGCCGCTGTACTTTGCCCACTGATAGGTAGCATTGGAGATTGCCGTTGCACCGAGATAAGCCGAAGTCGCCAGTGTCAGGCTGCCCGACTGATTCTGCACGATGGTGCCGTTGGGAGCATAGACGGAGAATACAACAGCGGATTCGCCGTTCGTGCCTGCCTTAGCCTTGGTCCATGCAAAAGTCTTCGTCACGCTCTGTCCGGAGACGGAGAATGTGAGCGGGATCGTACCTGTCAGCACGGATGCCCCGCCGAGGGTAGCATTCTTAGCGAAGGACAGCACAACGGAGCCTGCAGAAGAAGCCGTGGCCGGTGTATTGCTGCTGACCGTCACGCCGGACGGGAGTGTACCGACCGTGCAGGTCGCGGCTTTCTGCTCGATCCCTTCATAGGCGGCAAATGGGATCGTCACCGTCGTAGCAGCAGCAACTGCTCCGCCGGAGGTACATGGAATTGTCTGCGCCTCGTTGGAAAGGATGACAGACAGGCCGCCGGAGCCTGCCGAGCCCGGTGTGCCGGGTTCACCCTGTGCGCCGTCATACAGCTTGGTGATAGTGATCGTATCGTAGACATCGGCATCGGAAGTGACCAGCTTGATCTGCGCTACGTTATTGTTGAAAACAGAATGCGTTGGCTTGACCACAAGGGTGCCGCCAGTGATGCTGGCGTTGTCCGCAGTCGTGGGATAATCCACCCAGTTCCCGGAGCCATTCTTATACTGCCATTTCGTGATCGTCACGCCCTGAACCTGCCCGGTTAGGGTCGCCTGAGTCGCGCCGACAAGAGCAGAGTCAGAGTCATACTTGAACACATAGGTATCCGCCGTGATATACGCCAGCTTGGCGTTCTCCGCGTTCCGCACCAGCGTATAGGTGAGATCAGCGGAGATGTTGACCGTGTTATGAGTCTCGCTGTCGTAATAGCTGATGTAGCAGATGTACGTGATCATGCCGGAAGAGGAAGCCGCCAGCTTGTTCTGATTCACGGTCAGGATGCCGCCGGAAACTGACTCGCCGGTGGTAAGCGCCGTCTCAGCGGCGGTGCCGTCCTTGCGCTTCCACTGGATGGTCAGCCCTGTCGAGCCGAGAGGGATGCTCGTCTGATCCAGAAAGACCACGGGCGTCAGAATGAGGTTGTTGGTAGCCCAACTCGGCGCATAGGTGTGCGGCAGGACGTTGGGATCTTCGCTCTGCGTTTTCGGCAGGTTGGACGTGATATATGCCGAGAGCTTTCGCTGGTCGGTAATATCTACGAAGGTCTGCTGGGATGAAGTCAATATTGTAGGCATACTGCGCCCTCCTTATTCAAATCGTTACTTCACAGAAGAAGGACGCATTGTCCGTCACATCCTCCGTAGAAACCGTTATGGTTTTCATTCCTGTGTGGGCTGCATCCCACGCGGCGTCGGCAGTCCTGTCGCCGGAATTGCGATGCCAGTTGAAAGCGGATGCGGGCAGCGTATCCGTGATCTCCGTATCCCAAGAGTACACTTTGCAGCGCACGGTGCTCCGCTGGGTCTTTTCCCGGAAGATGCTCACGCCCTCCGTCACGATCTCGGTGCGGTACATCTTGGATTCGTTGATCCTGTCCACCTGCCCTGAGATCACATCGATCTTGGAGGACTGCCCGACGATGTCCTCCTCCAGTGCGGAGATGGTATCGTTTTGCTTATTGGACAGGCCAGTCAGTGTGACTCCGCTTGCCCCGATGGTGATCGTGTTCCCGGCGGGATTGAGATAATCCCGGGTGCGGCCCACACAGCGATATCTGCCGTCAATGCCGTGCGGTGGGGACTTGCAGACCACATACATGCCCGCATGGATGTCCCCGATATCCGCACCCGTATCCGACTCGTCTACGATGGTCAGTTCCATGCTGGTGACGCCCTGCGCCAGATCGTGCAGCCGTGCCTGTGCCTTGGTTAGCAGGTTTCCGGGGATGGTCACATCGTCCCAGATTTCGGTCCTCCAGATCCGTCCGATCTCTGCCGCGGCATCTTCGTCAACAATGTAGTTTTTCCCGCCGTTCACGGATGTGATCTGGACCCGCTCATCGGTTTCATACTCATGCCCCTCGGCATCGATATCCTTTATCTTTGCCCCCAGAGGGAGCAGAACGGAAACCCGGTCAGTATGGTCCCGGCTGATCTTCACGTCCAACAGGTTTTTGCCGTACTCGACCGTCTGCGCGGAGAGTGAATCGAAATCCGCAATATAATCCAGATACTTCGTACCGCCCACATAGCGCACACGGAGAAACCCTCCGTGAGTCTTGATCAGTTTATCCCTGATTGCATCGAGCGTTACCGTGAACTCAGAACTGCCATACGAGATATAATCGTTGCTATCCGTGACCGAAATTGTGCCAAGCGTGAACTGTTTCTTTTCTTCCACGGCACGATTGTGTTCACCGATGAACAGTTCCAACAGTCCACGCAAAGTACCTCTATAGTCATATGGCGGCTGCACGCTGTCCTTCAGATAGGCAAGGCAGGACTCGCATGTCCAGGTATGGGTGTTGTAAAAATCCGTACCGTTGTCCAGCGCACGGCCCTCGAACACCACGGCATCGCCTTTCTTGCAGACGATGGTAGAAGCAAGCGGCCGGATTGCAGACAGGTACGGATGGTTGAAAGGAGCGGAAAGCGTCATGCTGTCGATGTTCTCCGCATCCTCCTCGATCCGGGCGGCCGTAATCGCCAGCTTCGACATCTGCGGATGATAGAACAGAGCGCCATCCACGTATACGCGAAAAAGGCTCATGGGCAGCCCTCCTTCGAAAAATGAAAAGAGACCGGATTTCTCCGATCTCTCTGTTGATATCCAATTAGCTAAACTGGAAGTTATCGCATACACATTTCCTGGTTACTAGGAAGTGCCTTTAATTCCGCGGAAGGCAAAGACTGATACCAGTAGGCGACACTTGTATAGTCATCGTACCGTGGACCGGTCCAACCCATGTTGTCGATCGTCATACGAAACGATCTGCTGAAGTGGATCGGATCCGGAACATGAAAACGATAAAGAAGAAATCTTTGCTGGCCGTTATAGAACTCCCGGTTATCTCCCAGAATGGCGAAGAGTCCGCTGTAATGGCCGCTAAATGTCTGATACTGCTTAATATGGATATCATTTCCAAAACCGTATGATCCGGTGAAATAATCTTCCGTCCCGGTATAATGGATGGAAGGATAAATGTCATCGTCGATATACATACGTGCTTCACCTTCTACCCAACAGGTATTGTTCCCATTCATACCTGCAGCAAGCGTTACACCAAGAAATTGTCCCTTCCCCTGAATACCGTCAATGACCGTATAACTGCGGCCTTTCTGCACGGGATGCTCCTGCCTGTAGGAGGCGTGGAAATAGGCAATATTCTCAGGCATTTCTCTGGTGCAACCGGTGATCATATAATAAAGATCTTCAGGTTTGCCGCTTCGATTTTCCATCGTGATCCGGCAGTGTGTTTGAAAGGGCATTTCAAAAAAACAGTTGTATCCGCGTCCAGGCGCTACCAGCATAACAGCGGAATTCAAGACAGGATAATTACCATCACGATCAACAAAGTTTTCATCATAGGCACAGCCGAAAAAGGCGGAAAGAGGCACTTCAACGGAGGGATAGTTCTGGTTGTCCCAATAAATTCGAAGAATAAAGCTATGCCCTACATATCCGGTGAACCACATGTTCTGGATGATACCCGAACCGTCGACATCGACAAGCGTGACCGTCTCTCCTGGCGGGATCGTTACAGTAGGGGACAGTTTCGTGCAGTCTCCGCCCTGCGAACCGCCGGAACGGGTTCCGGTGGGGTTCTCAGCGGAAAAAGCAAAAGACAGGTCATTTGAAAGAAAAGCATACGGTTTCATTCCAAGCCTCCATCAATCTTTGGTGCATCACGAAGCAACGTGTGACGTTTTTTAGTTTTAGTGCAGCTCCTGATATCTTCTTATCATATCTCCGCTTGTGCGAAACCCTGATAGTTGTTCTGCCATCGACAAATCCCGAGTTGTCGAGATGGAGTATAACACAAATCTCCCGTTTTCGGAAGATGCTTTATAGCCGACCTTCCCTGTAAACAAAGGTCACAATGCCTTCTCCCGTAATGGATACCGTATTATCTCCGTGCCGCAGTTCCAGTTCCGGGATCTCCCATGTTCCCGCACTGACGGTCTTAGCGACTGATTCGCCATCAACAGACCAACGCAGTGTTGTCTCAGCCGTTGTCGTGATAACCGGGACAACGGGCATGTAGTCATTGGCAAGGATGACAGTCCCACTGCCCGTGACGCGCACGATAGTCTCTTCCGTATGATAGAGAAATGCGTCCCCGTCAGTAGAAGACAGCACAAGCTGCCCCTTGCCCGTTTTTGGGTCATATACCGGTGCTGCCTCAAGTGTCCCCACAGCATACAGCGAGGAATCTTCCGACAACGTCACCCGGCAGAGCTTCCCGGCAAACCGGTTCACGACCACGCTGACGAGAGAATCGAAATCAGCGCGGTCACCCAGCATGGAGAAGGTCATATCAAAAGACCGGGGCTGGTAGGCCACACGGCCAAGCGCCTCGGTGAATCGTATAGGTGTATTTCTTCCCGGCACTGTAATCGTATTGGACTGCGACTGCGGTGTCGGAAAGTTCACTGTCTCACGCAGCCAGCCGAGGCTGAGCATGGAGACTCCGTTTATCATAGCGTCAGGCTTCATATGCTCAACCTCGCATTCAGCTTCTGCGTCTGGCCGAGACCGCTATCGATGGCGGGCAGCAGGTGTCCGACCAGGGTGCCGTCATCCAGATAGATGCCCTTTCCGCTGTTGGCGGCGATGACAGCCAGATATTTTTCTACATTGTGCATGTTCAGCTTGTTATCCAGCATAGCCTCCAGCTGCTTATAGAAGCCGCTCAAGGGCAGGATCGCCTCCGATCCCGCTTCGCCGCCAGCCATCAGAGCGCTGCCGTTCATGCCGAAGACCGTAGGCTTGGTCATGATGCCGCCTTCCTTATACCAATCGATAGACAGGTGCGGTACACTCGGCGGCGAGATGGATAGAGTGCCGGATACACGGAAATGCGGCAGTTTGATGTGCGGCAGCTGCAGCTTCAGGCCAGAGAAGAAACCGCTGACCGCATTAAGCGCGGAGCGGATCTTGTCCCGGGCCGCCTCAATGGGAGTGACGATCGCAGTCTTGATCCCGTTCCAGACGGAAGTGGCGGTGCTCTTGATCCCGTTGAACAGGCTGGTAGCCGTGTTCTTCACAGATTCAAACGCGGAGGAGACCTTGCTTTTGATTCCGTCCACAACTGTGCTGATAGCCGTTTTGATCCCGTTCCAAATCGTGGAGGCAGTTGTTTTGATAGCCGTGAACACCGTGCTTGCTGTTGTTTTGATGCTTTCGAGCCGGTTGGAAAACAGCTTGACGATCGCATTCCAGATGCCGGAGAAGATCTCTTTGATGCCCTCCCACATCTGCGACCAGTTGCCGGTGAACAGGCCGATGAACACATCCAGAAGGCCGGTGATCACATCAAGGACAGCGCCGAGCACTGTGGAGACAACATTGAACGCGGTCTCGAAAACAGGCGCGAGATACTGGCACAGGCCGTCCCACAGGGCCTTGAGCACATCGATAATGGAGCCAAAATCAAAACCGAGCGCGTTCAGCCGATCTGTAATCCCCTGACAAAATGCCTGTATCTTGGAGACAATTCCCTCCCAGATCGCTGTGATCGCGTTGCGGAATTCTTCATTGGTGTCCCAGAGATGCTTAAAGGCAGCCACAAGGACCGCTATCACAGCTACTATTGCCAGCACCGGTCCGGAGATGCCGCCGAGAGCAGCGCCGAGCTTTCCGAAGAAACCGGACCCTGCCTTGACCGCGACACCGAGTTTTCTCACTCCGGTCGCCAGCTTCACAAAGCCCTGCATGGCAGCACCGACTTTGGATATGACCGTGCCGAGGATCACCAGCAGCGGGCCAAGCGCCGCAATAATCAGACCGATCGTCAGCACGGCTTTACGCTGACTCTCGCTCATTCCGTTCAGTTTATCTATAAATGCCTGCACCTTCGATACAATCTTCCGGATCGCAGGCATCAGCATTTCACCGAAAGAGATCGCCAGCTCCTGAAGCTGGGATTTCAAGATCGTCAGCTGGCCGGATAGGTTGTCCTGCATGACAGCGGCCATCTGTTCCGACACGCCGTTGTACTCTTCGATCCAGTCAATCCCTTCTTCCAGCGCCTGCGACATGGGGATGATCGCGCCGTCTACAGTCTTCACGAAGGTATCGGAACAATGATCGATCGCGCTGGACAGTTTGGTGATGTCCCCCTCGCCTGCGTTCATCAGCGCGAGGAAGCCGGACATGGCATTTTTGCCTACCAGTGCCTCCGCCGCAGCCGCCTGCTCGGATTCGGAAAGCTGAGAAAAGGCTCCGCGGCAGTCCGCCAGAATGTCTGACAGATCACGCATGGAGCCATCGGCATTGGTGGTCTGGATCGTCACATCACCGAGCGCCTTGCCGGAGAGCTTGATCTCGCCGGTCAGGTTGTTCATGATGGTACGCAGCGCAGTACCGGCCTGCGTGCTCTTGATACCGGCATTTGCCATCAGGCCGATTGCTTCTGCCGTATCCTCTGCGCTGAAACCCAGCGCACCGGCGATAGGCGCACAGTATTTGAAGGTCTCGCCCATCATGGAGACATTGGTATTGGCATTGGAGCTGGCGGCAGCAAGGATATCTGCAAAGTGCCCGGAATCCTGCGCGGACAGGCCAAACGCCGTCAGCGCGTCCGTCACGATATCCGATGTCGTAGCCAGGTCTTCACCAGAAGCGGCAGCAAGGTTCATGATACCCTCGATGCCTTCCAGCATATCGCCGGTCTTCCAACCGGCCATCGCCATGTAGTTCATGGCATCCGCGGCCTCGGAAGCTGAGAACTTAGTCTTGGCACCCATCTCGCGGGCTTTCTCCCGCAGGGCATCCAGATCCTCGCCGGTCGCACCGGAAACAGCAGCAACCTTGCTCATGGAGGTATCGAAATCCGATGCGGTCTTTACCGCAGCAGCGCCGAGGCCGGCCACAGCCATTGATGCAGGCATGATCGCCTGCCCCGCGCTGGTAACCGAATCTCCAAAAGCCTCGATCTTCTTCCCGGCTTCATCGATTTTCGCCAGAGCCGTGCTGGTAGCCGCAGCCTCTTCCTGCAGGCGACGGAGCTCCTGTTCTGTTTCTATGATCTCCCTCTGCAGGGCATCATACTTGTCCTGACCGAGATCCCCGTTCTCAAGCTGCTGCTTTGCCTGCGCCTGCGCGTCCTTCAGGGCATCGAGCTTTTCCTTTGTGGAGCCGATCGCATCCTTCAGTATGCGCTGCTTCTGGGAGAGGAGCTCTGTATTGGAAGGGTCCAGCTTCAGGAGACGGTTCACATCCTTCAACTGGCTCTGCGTATTTTTGATGGTGCTATTAACCGATTTTAGGGATTTTTCAAGACCTGTGGTATCTCCGCCAATTTCGACAGTTATGCCCTTAATGCGTCCTGACATGGGTCCCGCCTCCTTCCTCTGAAAATGAAAATACCCGGATCACTCCGGGCATGAAAAAGGCACCAGCCGCAATGACTGATGCCGTGTTATCTACCTGTTAAACTGTTAAACTGGTAGTTAAACTGCTAAGCATGTTCCGCTGTTCTGTACTGCGACTCCATTGGAATTACACCCATTCAAAAGAATCCTTACCCGCTCCTAGTTCAAAGTGATATTTCACAAGACCGGTATCCACGCCGGTAAAAATGCCGTTATCACAGGAGATGGATACCTTGTTTTCTGTTCCACTGATAGTGAATGCCTGCTTTGCCAGTGCGGTAGGAGCTAAGAGTGCCGCTTCAATGCCGTCCTTAAACCACTGTGGTGCTTCTCCAACGTATGAACTGACCTGTTCTGCCGTCTTTGTTTTATGCGGAACACCTTGTGTCTGACCGTAGCCGACAGCGATGATTCCTACCGGTTTTGCACCCTCGGATTTCTCCTGTGCTCCTTTCCGGTTATAGGTACCACCGACCCACCATGTATTGAGACCAAGCGTCTGCGTGTAGAGCATCAGATCAGCACCGCAGTAACCGCATAGTTCATCCGCGCCATCAGGCCCAGCCATAATAAAGAAGTTGTTGACTCCTTTTGCAAGGATCAGCTTTATCACGCCGGGAACAGCACTGCCGTCGTTGGTCATCAATCTGATGGACAGACCATACCGCTCATTGTTTTCACGAACCCGCTCATTCAGTTTTTCTACAATATCCTCCGGGATCGGCTGATCTGTGTATTTGCGCACCATGTGCCGTTCCTTCATCGCTTGCTTCATATCCATATTATTTCCCTCCTCGCATCTTAGTGCCTGCTTATAAGAGAAATGATCATCCCTATAAATACCGAGTCGTCGAGATGGAGTATACCACAATTCTCTGGCTTTTGGAAGATACTTTATAACCGTCCTTCCCTGTATGTGAAGGTTGTGATGCCTTCTCCAGTAATGGAAACTGTATTGTCTCCGTGCCGCAGTTCCAGTTCCGGAATCTCCCATTTACCCGCGCTGACGGTCTTCTGGACGGACTCACCGTCAACCGCCCAGCGCAGCGTGGTCTCGGCGGTGACCGTGATGACCGGAACAACAGACATATAGTCATTTACGAGGATCACAGTCCCGCCACCGCTGACAGTCACGACCGTTTCCTCCACATGGTAGAGAAACGCGTCCCCGTCCGTGCAGGACAGTTCAAGTGTACCCTTGCCCGTAAGCGGGTCATAGGACGGTGCTGCCTCCAGCGTCCCCACGGCATACATTGTCGTGTCTTCCGTCAGCGTCACCTGGCAGAGATTCCCAGCAAACTGGTTCACGACCACGCTGACGAGCGTATCGAAATCAGCACGGTCGCCCAGCATGGAGAAGGTCATATCAAAAGACCGGGGATGGTAGGCCACACGGCCCAGCGCCTCGGTGAATCGTATAGGTGAATTCCTTCCCGGCACCGTGATTGTGTTGGACTGCGACTGCGGTGTCGGGAAGTTTACTGTCTCTCGAAGCCAGCCGAGGCTGAGCATGGAGACTCCGTTTATCATAGCGTCAGGCTTCATATGCTCAACCTCGCATTCAGCTTCTGCGTCTGGCCGAGGCCGCTGTCGATAGCGGGCAGCAAGCGTCCGACCAGGGTGCCGTCATCCAGGTAGATGCCCTTGCCGCTGTTGGCGGCGATGACGGCCAGGTATTTTTCCACATTGTGCATGTTCAGCTTGTCATCCAGCATGGCTTCCAACTGCTTATAGAATCCGCTCAGAGGTAGGATCGCCTCAGATCCGGATTCGCCGCCCGCCATCAGGGCGCTGCCGTTCATGCCGAAAACCGTGGGTTTCGTCATGATACCGCCTTCTTTATACCAGTCAATGGACAGGTGCGGAACGCTCGGCGGTGAGATGGACAAGGTGCCGGATACGCGGAAGTGCGGCAGCTTGATGTGCGGCAACTGTAGCTTCAGACCGGAAAAGAAGCCGCTGACCGCATCGAGTGCGGAACGGATCTTGTCCCGAGCCGCCTCGATGGGAGTGACGATCGCCGTCTTGATTCCATTCCATACGGATGTGGCGGTGCTCTTGATTCCGTTGAACAGGTTTGTGGCAGTGTTCTTCACGGATTCAAACGCGGAAGAAACTTTGCTTTTGATGCCGTCCACGACCGTGGAGATGGCGGTCTTGATCCCGTTCCAGATCGTAGTCGCGGTGGTCTTGATGGCATTGAAAACCGTAGTGACCACAGTCTTCACAGCATTGATTTGTGCAGTGACGGTAGAAACAATAGTATTCCAGATACCGGAGAAAAAGGCCACGATCCCGTTCCAGATGGTTTCAAAGAAAGATTTGATGCCGGACCAGACGGATTCCCATGTACTGCCGAACCATCCAAAAACAGTCTCGGCGAGGGATTTCAGCAGGTTCAGCGCCGTATCGAACAGGCCGGTGATACCATCCCAGATGCCGGAGAAGATCTCTTTCACGCCTTCCCACATCTGAGACCAGTTCCCGGTAAACAGCCCGATAAATACATCAAGTAGGCCGGTGATCACATCGAGTACCGTTCCGAGAACGGTAGAAACGACATTGAAAGCCGCCTCAAATACAGGAGCGAGAAACTGGCATAGCCCGCCCCACAGGCTCTTCAGCACATCCACGATGGAGCTGAAGTCAAAGCCCAGAGCGTTCAGCCGGTCGACGATGCCCTGACAGAATGCCTGGATCTTGCTGACGATACCTTCCCATATACCGGTGATGGCGTTGCGGAATTCCTCGTTGGTATCCCACAGATGTTTGAAGGCAGCTATCAGCACAGCGACGACCGCAACGACAGCCAGCACGGGAGCGGAGATCCCGCCGAGTGCAGCGCCCAGCTTACCGAAGACTCCTGTCCCGGCTTTGACCGCCACACCGAGTTTCTTCACACCGGTTGCCAGCTTCACAAAGCCCTGCATCGCTACACCGACTTTGGAAATGAGCGTTCCGATGATAACGAGCAGCGGCCCGAGCGCAGCAACGATCAGGCCGATGGTCAGGATCGCTTTCCGCTGGCTTTCGCTCATGCCGTTCAGCTTGTCCACGAATGCCTGAATCTTGGATACAATAGCCCGGATCGCAGGCATCAGCATTTCACCGAAGGAGATGGCCAGTTCTTCAAGCTGAGACTTGAGAATGGTCAGCTGACCGGCCAGATTGTCCTGCATGGTCTCTGCCATCTGCGCGGCGGTGCCGTCACAGTTATCGATGGCGGTGCTCAGTTTTTCTATATCCTCCGGAGCGGCATTCATCAGCGCGAGGAAGCCGGACATCGCATTTTTGCCGACCAGAGCTTCCGCGGCCTGCGCTCTTTCAGATTCCGAAAGCTGAGAAAAGGCCCCACGGCAGTCCGCCAGAATATCTGACAGATCGCGCATGGAGCCGTCTGCATTGGTAGTGGCGATGGTGACTTCACCCAGCGCCGCGCCGGTGATCTTTACCTCGCCGGAAAGGTTGTTCATGATCGTGCGGAGTGCGGTACCGGCCTGTGTGCTCTTTATTCCGGCGTTTGCCATCAAACCGATAGCCTCTGCGGTATCCTCCGCGGAGAAACCGAGAGCACCGGCGATAGGCGCACAGTATTTGAACGTTTCGCCCATCATGGAGACATTGGTATTGGCATTGGAGCTGGCTGCCGCAAGGATGTCCGCAAAGTGGCCGGAATCCTGGGCCGACAAGCCAAATGCCGTCAGGGCGTCCGTTACGATGTCGGATGTAGTGGCCAGGTCTTCACCGGACGCAGCGGCAAGGTTCATGATGCCCTCGATGCCGCCGAGCATGTCCTCTGTTTTCCAGCCCGCCATCGCCATGTATTCCATAGCGGATGCCGCCTCGGATGCGGAGAACTTTGTCTTGGCACCCATCTCCCGGGCTTTATCACGCAGAGCATCCAGATCATCACCGGTTGCACCTGAGATAGCTGCAACCTTGCTCATGCCGGAATCGAAGTCCGCGGCGGTCTTCACCGCGGCTGCGCCGAGACCGGCAACGGCCATAGAAGCAGGCATGATCTTCTGACCGGCGCTGGTGACGGAGTCTCCGAAAGCCTCCATCTTTTTTCCGGCTTCGTCGATCTTGGCGAGAGCCGTGCTTGTGGCAGCGGCTTCCTCCTGCAGGCGGCGGAGCTCCTGCTCGGTTTCTATGATCTCCCGCTGCAGGGCGTCATATTTGTCCTGCCCGAGATCACCATTTTCGAGCTGCTGCTTTGCCTGCTCCTGCGCCTGCTTCAGAGAATCCAGTTTCTCTTTCGTCGCGCCGATGGCGTCCTTCAGCGCACGCTGCTTCTGGGAAAGAAGCTCCGTGTTCGAGGGGTCCAGTTTCAGGAGGCGGTTTACATCCTTCAGCTGGCTCTGTGTGTTTTTGATCGTACTGTTGACGTTTTTCAGGGCTTTTTCAAGACCTGTGGTATCGCCGCCGATCTCAACGGTTATGCCTTTTATGCGTCCAGCCATGATGCTTGCCTCCCTTCATCAGAAATTATCGAAATCCTTCTGCCCGGCGACCCTCACGGTATCTTTTTCACCGTACTTGTAATCGTCATTTCCTTTTTCCGTCCATATATCCAGGACCATGCCGATGGTCAGGAGATCGAGGTCACTCATGGAGAGCCCGATCTCCAGACATCGGAGCAGGAAAAGCGGTGTCGTTATCTCCCGGGCGCTTGGATTCCGTTTTTTTTAGATTCGATGTCCGTCACCAGATTCGCGCCCCAGAGCTCAAGGATCTCCGGCAGCACCTGATAGATTGAGAACATCTCAAACTCATCCAGCCACTCCTCAATGGTTCCGGGAATGGTGGGATCAGCATGAAAGGCCATGATATAGGCCACGTTTTCGAAGATCTCCAGAT